CTCGGTCATGCCGGTCAGCATCACATACGGGAGCTCGGTCATACCTTCAGCCTTGGCAGCCTCTACGCGCCCGTGGCCAGAGAGGATGGTAAAGTTTTCATCCACTTCCACAGGATCTCCGTAGCCGATGCCGCGGTATATAGATCGGAGTTTGTTGATCTGCTCTTTGCTATGAGTTCGGGCGTTGTTGGCATAAGGAATGAACTGGTCAATGGGTGCCATCGGATAGTCTTTGGCAAACACGCGTATTTCACTCATCAGTACAGCCCCCATTCTGCAAAGGCCTCAAATCCGCCGACGCTCCGAATATATGCTCTGGCCTCCTCTACAATCTGACTGTATGGGATACCGTCCACCGAGCTGTCGCCTATAGCACAAGATAGCTCCACAGGTTCACCGGTTTGCTGAGCTTTCAGAAAAGCATGAATATTAACTGATACATCCGCTTTGGAGAGATCCTTTCCATGAAGGCCTCCACCAGTAACGGAATCGGCCATATCGCTGCCAAGCTTTCTGTTGGTAGCACCGGTATCTACATCAGTACCACCTGTCCAATCACCGAGCGGATTAATCTCAGCGTCAGGGTAGATTTCAGCCAGGTCCTCCGCTGAAGCGTTACTCTGGCAGATGATCAGCCGTTCGTCGTCAAGAATGTACTTTCCGTCAGATGTGTATTTCTCATAAATGACATGGGCGATTGCCGAGAGTAGCCGCTGTTCAGAGGTAAGAGGACATCCTCGGAATATTCCATTGTCACCACAACGCAGGCCTTTTGCCTGATTCTCAGAAAGATGTGTATCCTGCGGGACGATCATAACATCCGGCTCCACCGCTCCGGCAATACGGTGGATTGCCGCAGAAATTGCCGACTCGTCAAGCGAAGCTGTAGTTTCTATAATCACATGACACTTTCCGTGCCCGACCAGAACTTCAACCGCGATCTTAGGATCGTTTTCTGTCTGATATGCGAGGTCAACAATGGCCCCCGCAATTCGGTCTGCCACTTTGTCCGGGTGGCTCGGATTTACTTTTTCTATCATCTGTTCTTGCTCCTTGATCTCAGAAGTTTTTCCATAGCATCGTTTTGAGGATCGCCTTCAAATGCCGTGGTGCTGTTTTGCTTTACTACATCGAATATTTCATACCAGAGCAGATTCGCCTGCTTTTGAAAACTAAGTGCCATCTGTACGAATGGGCTGGCAATTGGCGCGTTGGTTGTAGGGTGTTTTCCGAGCAGCCCGAACTTGCTCATTGCTTCCGAACATTGAATATAGCGGGCAAATGCCTCGGAATAGCTTTCCACCAATCTTGGATTCACCAACCGGTCACAGCCGCGTTCTTTCAACCACCGGATCGTTTCATTAAATATGATATCTGCACCGAGTGGCTCTCCGTCGCGCTGCATGGCAGAAAGGTAGCTGCTTGGATGTGGCATATCCGCACCTGCCATATCCGGAATGGGTCCAAACTCATCAGTACCATCAAGATCGACAATGGGAAGGTCCATTACCTGCGCAGCCTTGCCACGGGCAATTTTATCGGCAAGAGCATCCGGTTTATCGCCTGCACGGACGCGTCTCCCACCTCTGTTTGTTCCGTCTTTGGTCACGTTCTCACCGTCCTTTCGATGGCCAATAGGTTAATACCCTGTTTGAACCGGTTTTTTTGCACGCGAGAGGGGGCGGCGGTCCCTGGGGATAAACCCTGTAGAGATCTTGACCACCCCTCCCAGTCAGTTTAATAGTGATATTCCGGGAACTGATCTTCATTCCGCGTCTTCACATCATGATGATGTTTACAGAGAGGCTGCCAGTTGTCCTGATCCCAGAAGAGCGTCAAGTCACCTCTATGGGGTCGGATATGATCCACTACCGTAGCCTTTACATACCTGCCTTCACGCTGGCATTCAATGCACAAAGGATGTGCATGAAGAAATGCTTTCGATAGTTTACGCCAGCGGGAACCGTAACCGCGGGCTGCAGCGGAACGTACTTCTTCTGGATGCATGAAGATATGCTCGTTGCAGTATTTTTGTCCTTTTGGCACCAATTGAGGACAGCCGGGATGCCTGCAAGGATGATCCGGCATAAATGGCAAATACAACATCTCCTTAGACGTGAAAAAGCCCCGCGGCATCTTGTGTCCGCGAGGCTGATCTTATTATTCGCTGATTATACTATATCATAATGACTGGGTGGACATCTTAGGACAAAGCAGGACATTCTGGGCGCTTTTCAAATTTTTATTGGGGTTTCCGGTAAAACAACATGAAGCAATGCGTTACCGTGCCATCGCCGTATCGTCCGGGCATCAGCGTTCAGCTCGTTTCCGATCTGCTCCCATGTTAGATTGTGAATGTATCTGTATCGCAGTACCATACGCTCATCCGTATCTGGTACCGAGGCGATAACGTCGCGCATCTGTTCTTTGAGATCAACCAGAATGTCAATCTCCCGGTTGATCTTTTCTTCCAGCATCAGAATCTTTTCAACGCTGCGCACAAAGGGAGCTTCTCCCGTTCGGGAGGTCTGTACCTTATCCCCAAGGACCGGAGATGAAATACTGCTGGCTATTTCTCGTAGCCGTGTGATTTCTTCAATGTCGCTGTTGATTTTCTGATCAAGTCGGTAGGCTTGGCGAAGATACTCTTTATTCGTCAAGGATGTTTTCCTCCTTCCTCAATTTACGCAGAATAATGCTGCCGTCCACACTGGTCAGCGTTTCAAACCAGTCTGACTGAAAGAACTGCTCACAATCATCTCGCATTTGTTTTGCTGCCTCATATCGTGGGCGTTTTTTCAGTGTTCGTACTGCCTTTCGCCAGTCTTTAACAGCCTGCATAACGATAGCGTTGGCAAGATCCTCACAAGGTTCGGTCATATCAGTACCGCCTTTACTGCCTCAATCAGGGCGGCCTGTGTTCTGTCCTTAGCCTGCAGAGCCTTCAGGATGCGCTCATCAATAGTACCTTTGGTAACGATATGCTGAATCACCACAGTCCCGGCGTTCTGGCCCTGTCTCCACAGGCGGGCGTTGGTCTGCTGGTAGAGCTCCAAGGACCAGGTCAGGCCGAACCACACAAGGGTGGAACCTCCGGCCTGCAGGTTGAGGCCATGACCGGCAGAGGCGGGATGGATTACAGCCACCGGGATCTTGCCACTGTTCCAGTCGACGATGTCCTTGCTGGACTTCAGTTCACGGACGTCGAAGCGGTCCCTGATCCTTTGCAGGTCGTGCCGGAACCAATAGGCCACCAGCAGGGGCTTGCCGTTCGCGCTTTCGATAATATCCTCCAAAGCATCCAGCTTCCGTTCATGGAACTCAACCACCTCGCCGGTGTCGGCGTAGATCGCACCGTTAGCGAGCTGGGCCAGCTTCCCAGTCAGGGCGGCGGCATTGGCGGCAGTGACCTCACCGTCCGGCAACTGCAGAATCAGCTCTTGCTTCAAGTCCTCATACCGCTCAGCCTCTGCGTCGGAAAGGCGTACCTCGAATTGAGTGGAGACCAGCTCCGGCATCTTCAGGTGATCGGTGGACTTCATGGAGATCGTGATATCGCAGATCTTCCGGTAGATCGCATCCTCTGCGAATGGCAGCGGCTTATAGGAGTAAATGATCTCGCCGTTGCGCTTGTCCGGGGTGAAGTAGGCGTTCCGGTACTGCGTGATGAACCGTCCGAGGCGCTGTCCCATATCCAGTAGCCGGAACTCCGCCCACAGGTCCATGAGACCGTTGGAGCTGGGCGTGCCTGTGAGGCCGACTATCCGCTTGACCTTGGGCCGGACTCGTAGAAGCGCTTTGAACCGCTTGGACTGGTGGTTCTTGAAGGAAGAGAGCTCGTCGATGATCACAGTGTCGTAGTCGAAAGGAAAGCCGCTCTCCTCAATCATCCAGCTGAGGTTCTCCCGGTTGATGATCGTGATGTCGGCGCTCCGCATCAGGGCGGCACGGCGTTCCTTGGCGGTGCCGACTGCCACGGCGTAGGTCAGGTGCTGCAAATGCGACCATTTCTCCAGCTCGGCGGGCCACGTATCGCGGGCCACCCTAAGGGGGGCGACTACCAGAACGCGGTGGGCTACGAAGCTGTCAAACAGCAGGTCCGCGATAGCAGTCAAGGAGATGACCGTTTTGCCAAGACCCATATCGAGCAGGACTGCGGCCACGGGATGTGTTTCGATATAGTCGATGGCGAAGGCCTGATAATCATGAGGCTCGAACTTCATCCAGCATCCCTCCAATCTGCTCTGCGCTGTCGATGACGTATACCCGAAATCCCAGTGATCGCAGGAGCCGGTGCCTTGCCAGCTGGAGCGGGCGTGGCTTTTTGCCGGGAGCCTTCAGTTCCACGAAAGCGATATGGCCATCAGGTATTAAAACGAGGCGGTCGGGCATTCCGTCGAAGCTCGGAGAAACGAATTTCAGCGCAATCCCGCCGTGCTTTTTTGCTTCTTCCGCTAATTTCTTTTCGATCTGTTTTTCTCTCATACTTGCCTCCCATCAGGGCTTTAATCTGGGATGTGCAAGGTGTATCAAGGGTATTTACCAGACTTTTTCTTAGGCTGTTTTTTATAAGCCTAAGAGATTTTTTGTATAAGACCTTGATACACCTTGTCATCCATGCCCTTAAGTCAGGAAATCCTCTGCGGCATCGTTCTCTGTGCGAATACGCAGGCCCTTGAAATACCGCTTCCGATTCAGGACCACCCGTTCATAACCGGCGCTCTCCAGAGCGAAGTAGAAGTCCGCCGTACTGCGCACATACTCGTTGGTATCGATGCAGAAGTTCCGATACGCCTGGTATAGCGAGGAGGAGCTTTCCTTATATCCGTCGCCGATGTCACACTTGTCCTCAAGGAAGTGGCCGAACCAGTCATTCTGGCTGCGATATTCCTTGATCGCGTCGCACACGCACTCCGGGACCGGAATCTGGTAGTCCAGCTCGATGACCTTCTTTGCACCCTCGATGACCCACGCCAGAATGCTCTCGCCCGCGTTGTCATACAGGTACTCGCCGTAATTCTTGATGTCGCTCTTGCCGGTGATCTTCGCACTGAACGGGATCACGATGAGCCTGCGCCAGATCCCGTCGTCGGAGGCGCTGACCCTTGGCAGGTGGTTGGTATAGAGCACCAGCGTGTGGCAGGGCTTGAAGGAGAACGGGTCCTTGTATTTCTTTTCCGCGAACACATCGTCCGTGGAGCAGAGCTGCTTGACCGTGGAGTCGTTCAGCCTCGCACCTTCCTGCATTTCAGCGGCGATCAGGAGCCGTTTGCCCTTGACCTCGGCCATTTCCGGCTTGATGTTCCTGCGGCAGCCTACGGTCAGGGTGTCGGCGGAGATGTTGCCGCTATACAGACCCAACACGCGGGAGATCGCGTTCCAGAAGGTGGACTTGCCGTTCCGGCCATCGCCGTAGGCAATGATGAGCGCCTCAACGTAGACCTTGCCGATGGCGGCCAGTCCGCAGATCATCTGTACGTAGTCGATCAGCTCCTGATTGCGCTGGAAGATGAGATCGAGGCAGTCCCGCCAGATCTGCTTGCCCTTTGATCCCGGCGTGACGGAGGTGATCTTCGTGATGAAGTCCTCCGAGGAGTGTTCCCGCGCACCGGCTATGCCAAGACGCAGGTCATAGGTGGCATCCGGGGTGTTCAGGGCAAAGCAGTCCGCATCCAGATCCCTCGGTGAGATCTCCAGCATCGGGTGGGATTCCTTCAGCGTGGACGTGATATTTTTGGAGTCCCGGCGCTTGATGACGAAGGCGCGATAGGCCTGCGCGGCAAGGAACTCCTGATAGATCTTCAGTTGCTCATCGCTCATCAATTGTTCGGCCTTGCTCTTGGTGGTGCCGTCGAGAATGGTCTGGGCACCGCTGTTTTTCATCTTTTCGATTGCCGCCATCAGGTCCCGGCTCGCTTCCCTCATCTGGCGGCGGGTCAGTTCGTGGGCGACAGCATGCGCACCGGGCTCCGATTCCTGCCAGTAGTGATCGCTGTAGCGGATAAAGTGGGTCGCCGGGGAGTATCGCAGTTCCTTGGAGAAATACTTAGAGAGCACCTCCGCCTGACCGACGTCCGAGAAATCCTCCGGCTTATAGCTGGCGGGATCGTTATAAACCTCCGGTGGTACATAGCCGTCCTGCTGCCGGATGCGAGCGAAGAACCGCTGGGCGCTGTGCCAGATGGTGGACAGCTCGGATGCCTCCAGCGGCGGGACGCACTTTGCCGCCTCGTCCAGAAATGCCTGGTAGGCTTCTTCCGTATCGCCATACTTTTTGATGACCCGACCGGCGAAACGGGACATGGTAGCATTGCGGCTGCCTTCCGGGATGACGGTGTTTCCGTCGTACTGGCCGTCCGGCATGTCATCGTCGAAGGCGTCCTCCTCCAGAAACTCCGTCAGGTTCATGCGGCCCGGATACAGGGCGACATCCGCCGCGCTGGTTCCGAAGAAGAAGCGGGCGGCATCCAGCGCCTTGGTGTCGAAGTACGGGAAGATGGAATTGACCAGCTTCTTCATATCGCTGTAGAGGGCGGCGTCGGTCACGTAGTCAATGGGAAACAGGACATGGAATTTTGGTCTGGCGGGCTTCCCGTTTTTCTCCCGCATATTGAAGCGGCTGTAATGAATGGCGAAGGTCACACCGGGGAAAGCCTCCATGACATCCTCCGGTGTCTTCCAACCGGCAGGGTCTTCGGTGTGGTCGTTGTCGCAGTCCACCGGCAGGCAGTCGCTGCCGATAAAGTTATCGCCGTTGCGGTAATTGTTCCGGTATTCCGCACACACATAGTCGTGACAGATGCTGTCTTTCAGGCTAGCCTCGTCCAGAATGACGTACTTGTGCGGATAGGAGCAGTTGCCGGGATTGCCGGTGACGTCGGCGCTATAGATTGTGAACATCAGTCGTACACCTCCTGCGATTCCTCCTCCAGCACCTTGGTGATGAACTTCAAAGCGCGGATCGTGGTTTCCAGTTCACAGTCGCCGCCGAGAAACACCTCAAATCCTTCATCCGCATACCGACCGATGGGACGGACCTGAATATCCGTACCGCCACTGTTCTCGATACGGAAATAGGTGCGTCCGCCGTGGCCGGTGTCGCCTCCCATGAAGCCGGTGGTACCGGCCTCGACTTCGAGAATGTTGGCGCTGACCACATCGCGGGTATAAGTCGTGATCTCCTTGCCGTCCGGCAGCACACGGCGTTTTTCCTTGATTTCATACATAGTCTCAAACCTCCTGACAGTCTTCGGTGAAGTAGCGCAAGCGGTAGTTCTTCCACTTGGCGCGGTTGATCTCTGTTTGCATGCCCGCAGATATGCGGCTGCCGAATACCCAGATCTCCGAGCACTTGCTCATCAGGGCGTTCCCGAAGAACAGTCCAAGCTCACGCTCGTCCGGATCGGCATCATTCAGAAACTGCGGGAACAGCAGGTGCGGCGCGATGGGGATGTAACCGGCCTCGACGGCAAAACGGCTGTAGCGCCTTGCGGCCTCGGTGTTGGCTGCGATGTCTCCGGCATAGGGAGAGCAGATATACACGATGGGCCGGAATGCGCGAAGGGAGCGCTGCTCCTGTTCAATCGCCGTCAGGGCGTCGTGTGCGGTCAGGTCCAGATAACCTTCGCTGTTGTACTTGCTGATCGTCACTGTGCGATCCTCCTTTCCGGGCGGACATAGAAAAAGGCGTCCACCTCTAACTTCCACTGGAGATGAACGCCTGATTTGAGCGGGCAAAAATCAATCTTTTTTGTAAAAGGGTGTGGCATAGCCGTCAGCCCTGAGCAGCAGGCCTTTTGCCCACGGTGGGGTCCGGCCCATCTGCTCACACACGGCATCCAGCGACATCCGGGGATCGGCCTCGATGACCAGTTCGTCGTGGATGTGCATGACGATGCTGCAGCACCGGAGCGTCTTCATGGCGTGGCAGAGAATATCGCGGGCCGTGGCCTGCACGATGTTTTCCACGAATTTCGGGCCGTAGGAATCCAGCCGCTCCCATTTCTTCGTCGCGCCGACACCTTCATAGGTGATGCATTCGCCGCCGAACTTGTTAGTGCCGACCTTGGGTTTCACGTAGGCAAGGTTCCGTCCGGAGGGCAGCGTGATAAACAGCATCCCGCTCCGGCAGGAGAAGGTCAGTCCGTAGCTGCTGGTCGTGTGCTTATATCGCACGGCCTCCATGACGGCCCGGTCCACGTCCCACCAGAATTTCACGATGTTCGGATTCGACTGCCGCCATGCATCCACCAGCGGCGGGAGTTCGTCTTC